CTGTGGCTTAGGGTTCATTATCGGCATCCCATTTGTGGCAGTCCCACCGTTACTCTCGCCAGTATCCACAGCAGTAGGCATGTATGGTGCTTGGTACTGGCCCCCAAAAGACTGCTCATCTGGACTCATGCTTGAGTCGTAATTACCCAACATATCAAAACCACCACCTCCACGGCGTGTATTACCCATACCGCCTTTACCGCCCATAGAGCCACCCATTCCTCCTCTTGGGGGATTAATATCCATCCCATTTGTGGCAGTCCCACCGTTTGGTGTTGGAAATCTGTTGTTATTAGGCCCATCCATCCCGCCGTTATCTCCAAATCCGCCTCCTCTTCTTGGCGGTGGTGGTGGAGTTGAAAATCCTCCGCCCTGTTGTGGTGGTGGGTTCTGGTTTCCGCCCTTACCGCCTAATGCAGTTCTTCCCATATCTCCATAATTTCTTGGTGAAGACTGATAAGGATTTCTAGGTTGAGAAGAGCCGTAACGACCTTGCCCATAAAGACCGCTCGTAGGAGGGGGAGCTTGACCGCCTTTGCCGCCATAGCTACTTTGCTGACCGTAACCGCCACGTTGACCAAATCCTCCGCCTTGCTGACCATAGCCACCTTGCTGACCATAGCCACCTTGATTGCCGTACCGTCCGCCAAAGCCGCCTTGAGAACCCATTGATCCTCCTACACCGCCCTTGGAATTACCTCTAGAGGGAAATTGTGAGCCTCCGCCATAGCCTCCGCTATAGCCTCCGCCTTGGCTTCCAAAGCCTCCACCCTGCTGTTGACCGTAACCGCCTTGGTTACCGCCTCCAGTCATTGATCCGCCACCGCCACCTTTGCTCACTGATATTCTCCGTATTTAATCATGTTGGTAACTTCTACAGCCCTGTTTCCAACTTGTTTGCTCCATCGGGAGTCCATAAATTCATCTGCCGCTTGCTTGTATTGCTTCTTAGACATTGCATGTAAAGCATTTTTAAATTTTCTAAGAACAGTTTGTCCTAAATTAAACGACATATCTATTAAAGCATCCTGCCTTACAGTGTCTAACCTAGAGAACCAAGGGTATTCATCCTCAAGCTCTTTTCTTATTCTTAAGATGTCATTACTAAGAAGGTATTCTATTTCTTTGTTATCAAGACCTAATCCCGTTTCAGAGATGTTACGTCCCACGCCAATTGTTTCATACCCACCTGAGCAGACATAAACCTTACTTCTAACGCCTTCATGACGCTTGATCATGTCTAAGAGGCCTGACTCTTCATCTGGAATTCCTGCCATTACTTTTCCCTTGCTACCGAATTCTTTTTTTCGTATGAACGCATGGCTCCCATGCCTAACATACCCATTAGAACAGGCGTTAGTAAAGAGGAGTCAACTGTAGGAACTTCAAACCAGATATCAAGTATCTGAGATATAATCACGTTATAGGCAAGACCCACACCGCAAGTCCACCCAACAAAAGGTCGCCATCCGCCAATAAACAGAGAGCCAGACTGAGCCTCAGCCTTGTTTAACTCAATTTGAGCAATAGCATTTTCAGAGGCCGCTCTCTCACTCATTGTGGCAATTTCATGAGCCAAAGCATTCTTCTGGTCTTTATCTTCTATAAACTTGTCAAGAAGTCCCGTTACGGGGCCGATCAGTGCTTGTAACATATTTACTCCTATTCGCTAGTAATTATAGTGTAAACTTTTAGCTTATTAGACTTACCTTTTGCCTTAATAGATGGTAGAGATTGTAACTCAATATTGGCATTTTGTGCAGTATTGTCTCCTATTAGAACGTCAACCCCTGCATCCTTGGTTCCTGACTCTAGCCTAGCCGCCACGTTAACTGCATCGCCTATAGCGGTGTAATCAAACCTTTGCTCTGAACCCATGTTGCCTATAATTGCATTACCACTATTAATGCCTATCCCTATTTTAATTGGAGGCAGTCCTTTAGATTGAAACTCAACATTAAGCTCCTCCATATTAGTTTGTATCTGTTTAGCGCACTTTATAGCCCAGTCCTCATGGTTATCTAAGTCTAAGGGCGCACCAAATATAGCCATCATTGCATCACCAATGTACTTATCGACCATCCCGTAACACTGAGATACCGCTGATTGTTGTGCAGTTAGGGCTTTATTCATTATATAAGCCACTTCTTCGGGCGTTACACTCTCTGACAGGGCCGTGAACCCACGAACATCAGTAAACAGGAACGTACAGTACCGTTTTTCACCCCCTAACTTGAGTAATTCGGGGTTTTCTTGCAATCTTTTGACCTGCCTTGGGTCTAAGTAGTGTTCAAACTGCTTCTTAATTAGCTGTCTAAGCTTGTATTGTTCTTTGTAATTAAGGTAGAAAGTAGCAGATGCCACAACAAACTGGGAGATCATTGTCCACGTCACATCTATTAAAAACCCACGATGTATAAGAGCTAATCCAAACGCACCCATACCTATTATCGTAAGGGTTGATAGGGCTAAACCAAGGTACACTCCTAGATAGTTAATAAATACAAAAACTAGTAGTACCCCAAAGACAAAATTTAGTATCTCGTACAGTTGAGCTTCATTAGGTATCATAGGCATACGCTTGTTAGACGCATGAATAATAGTCTCAGCTAGAGATGCTTGTATCTGGTGGGGGTAAAGTAGTCCCTTGGGGGTAGCAACCTGTGGCAATATACCTTTAGCTGTAGTTCCTACTACTACCACTTTACCTTCTACATCCATTTTATCTAGTGATGTTCCTTCCGTAGCCACCCAGTTGACCCAGACCCTACCGTCACTGTCTGTTGGTATGGGGTTAAGCTGCTTAACCCTTACTTCTTGTATACCATTAGCATTGGTCTTAATCACGTACGTACTTGTTCCTGTAACAGCTTTTAGTAGTTGAGTGCCAAAACTAGCCATCCACCCATCAGGACTACGCATTAACAAAGGCATACGGCGCACTAAGTTATCTACATCAATAGGGGCAGATACTATGCCTTGTAGGGCTACATCTCTAAGCACTTCTATGTTTTGAGTTACACCCTGTGCATCTATACCACCAATGTCATCTCCAAGAATTACCGTTCCTTCTGTCTTTGGTACCTCTTTAAAACCGTCAGTCTCAAACATAGCTATTACGCTAGGGTAGTACGACAAGGCTTCAGCAAAGTTAGCGTCACCTCCAAACCTGTCAGGCTCACTAAATACAGCTACCCATGAGACTGATAAAGCCCCTGCGTTTAACAAGTCTATATGTATTTTAGCTAGACGTTCTCTAGGGAAGGGCCAACCCCCCTCTGCTTGTATATCCTCTTCGGTAAGGTTAAGCAGTACTATAGCGCCTGTAGGCTCCTCTGTTTTAACAAAAGCATCGAAAGTACGTAGCTTTATAACCTCAACTAGCGTGGGTTGGTATAGTAAAGCAGAGAACAGGAGCGCGGTAATAAAACCTATGATTGTCTTTTTCATGCCCACAAATCTACTATACTACCAAGCCTAGTCAGTGGGAATCCATACTTGTACCGCTTGTATCTAGCAAAACTTTTCATTATCCCTCCTGCAATATTCTTATGGTAGAGTCGCCACCGTTGATCTTAATGACGTTAGATATCCCATCTTGTATTAGTATTACCGTGTAACCACCTGCTGTATCTAGGTCTAATCGGCTGTACTCACTGACACTACGTATCAAACTAATAGTCTGGCCTGTAATTAGCGTTGTTATCTGTGTATCTGCATCTGTACCTAACACGGTGCCTGTAACAGTAACACCGGAGACTTGTGCTAACTTGTCTTCTTCCTCTGCAATACCCAGTGCGTCTAGGATGTTTAACAAGTCCTCAAGGTAATTAACGTCTAAGAAGTTTATGTCTAGTTCTGTAAACTCCAAGCTATCTTCTGCTAGTAAGTCCTCCGCAAGATAGTCAATGTCTAGATCATTAAAGTCTAGTATGTTCGCAGTCTTAACTGTTCGTTCTTCTGATATGACTACTTCTTTTTTAGGTGGTGTAACAATAAGCATGTTGTCGATGAAGTCGAGCGTTAGGTCTAGGATGACAGGTTTGGAAGGGGCAGACTCATACACTGATACAGTAGTTGCTTCATAAGGTTTATTTAGTAAGACTGTCCCCATAGCAGTAATAACTTCTATCTCTCCGCTAGACACGCCGTATTGGTCAGGTAGCAAGATGATAAGGCTACGTCCTAACTCATCTACTGTTGCAGTAAAGTCTGTCCCGCGAATTGCAATGTCGGCTGTCGGCGTTTTTAGAGATATGTTACGTCTGTCTATCTTACCTAGCTTACCTGTAATAAACCGTGCAGTGCCCAGTCCAAAGGTAAGCGCCATCTTTGATTTAGAAGGGTCTGGGTCGTAGATATACTCATCAATCGTTAGCTGTGAGTGTTCAGTGAGCTTTACTGTAGAGTCATCTAGAAAAGTAATAGCCATCCTACCATTACTGGTGACAGCTTCGTCGTTGGATTGTATGGAGAAAGCTAGGTCTGCTGTGTTATCTAGCGCCCCTCTTTTAATCTGAGCGTACCCCGATACTTCAGACACGCCACCTATATCAGCAACCGAGGCTTGAACCTTGGTCGTTTTGAATGACACAAACAGTACCAGAACTGCCAACACTAATGATCTTGAGCCAGTCATTATCTTGAGTACTCAGTTGTTGGATGTTAAATGCTCGGCTACCACCCGTTTGATCTAAGTAGAAGTAACCACCTGCGGACGCAGTAACACCTGTACCTGTATAGGTTAACGTGTTATCAGAACCATCTATATCAACGTAATTAGTTGCTCCGTCAATGTTAATGTTAGAGGTAATCGTGTTGTTAGAGCCTTGTATGATCCAATCTAGATCAAGAGTCGCCGCTAATGCTGATGTGCCTTGGTTTAGTGTAAACGTGTTACCCGTGCCCGTTACGTTAACTAAGTGATTGCTTGAGTCAGCGCCATAGGTATTTGAGGGGTCTACTTGAATGGTAAATAGGTTGGTTGACCCAGTAAAGTTGTAGTTACCTGTAAACGAGTCAGCCCATATGTCACCAAAGAACTTGTTGGTTGCGCCA